GCTTTGCATGCTGCCAGGTAAGTCCGCCCTGGAAATACACTGCATATGGCTCTTTGATCGGACCATCGGCACTCAGCTCGATAGAGGATCCCTGAACAAATGCTCCGGCTGCCATAATAACATCACTGTCATATCCTGGCATCGGCCATGGTTCTGGTGTGACATAGGAATCAACCGGGGCAGCAGCCTGGATTCCCTTACAGAATGCGATGACACCTTCCGGTGTTCCAAGTTCTACTGCCTGAATAATATCGTGGCGGCTCTCCGTACCATTTGGAATGACACTGTAACCTAATTTTTCGTAGATGTTTGCTGCAAAGATGGCTCCTTTTAAAGCACCTGCTGTCACAGTCGGTGCCAGGAAAAGTCCCTGGAAGAAAGACTGCATGACACCGAGAGATGCACCAACTTCCTTTCCAAGTCCTGGAGAAGTCAGGCGGTATCCACAATTATCAATCAGATCTTTTCGTCCTGCGATATATCCGCCAATTGGCGCAAGTCCACCGCCCGGGTTCTTGATCAGGGAACCAACGACCATATCTGCACCCACATCACTTGGCTCAATCGTCTCTACAAATTCACCGTAACAGTTATCGACCATACAGATAACGTCTGGTTTGATACTCTTTACAAATGCAATCAGTTCTCCGATCTGTGAGACGGAAAAGCTTGGTCTTGTCTGATATCCTTTGGAACGCTGGATTGTTACAAGCTTTGTCTTTTCATTGATTGCTTTTTTGATATTGTCATAGTCAAATGCACCGCCTTCCAGAAGTTCTACCTGGCGATAGGAAATTCCGTACTCCGCAAGAGAACCATTCGATGGGCGGATTCCAATGACTTCTTCCAATGTATCATAAGGTTTTCCGACTGGAGATAGAAGCTCATCGCCCGGGCGCAGATTTGCAGCCAGTGCCAGTGCCAGTGCGTGAGTTCCGCATGTGATCTGTGGTCTTACAAGGGCACTTTCTGTATGAAAAATCTCTGCGTACACTTCTTCCAGTGTGTCACGTCCCGGGTCGTCATAACCGTATCCGCTGGCGTATTTGAAACAGCCGGCGTTGACTTTACATTTCTGCATAGCATGCACGACTTTCAACTGATTATACTCTGCTACTTTGTCGATGGCATCAAAGCGTTCTTTTAAAGTTCCTTCAATCTGGCTTCCGAAATCGTAAACCTCTCTGCGAATTCCCATTTCCAGATACATATCTTCTATATTTAACATGATTGTTCCTCCAAAATATCTTTCTGAATAGATTCTAGCATCACTTCCAGAATCTTATCTTCATCATAATTGTAATCTTTTTTATTAATCCATGTCACATGCTTCTCACGCTTGAACCATGTAATCTGACGTTTTGCAAAATGTCTTGTATCTCGTTTGATTTTGTAAATGGCATCTTCTAATGTGCATGCTCCATCCAGATAGTCCAGAATTTCTTTATATCCAAGTCCCTGCATAGAGACCATGCTGCGGTCATAGCCACGCGCTTTTAAAGCCTTAACTTCCGCGACAAGCCCCTCTTCTATCATCCGGTCGACTCGCAGATCTATACGGCGGTACAGGTTCTCGCGGTCATCATTTAAGACAAAATATACAAATTGATAGGGCGACTCTTTTTGCCGCTCTGTTTCATTGTGTTCAGAAATTTTCATTCCGGTTTTCTGATAAAATTCCAATGCCCGAATGACTCGCTTTATATTATTTGCATGGATAGTTTCTGCCGACTTTTGGTCCACTTCGCGGAGTTTTTCATGAAGTGCCTCTGCGCCATGTTCTTTTGCAAATGATTCTAATTCTGCGCGGAGCGAGGTGTCATTATCATTATCTGTAAAATCAATATCATAAAGTAGTGCCTGAATATAAAATCCGGTTCCGCCTACTACAATTGGAATATGCCCGGCAGCATAGATCTTTTTCATAGCTTCTTTTGCCATCTGTTGAAAACGGACAACATGAAATTCGTCATCCGGTTCCAGTTCATCTACTAAGTAATGTGGAACATACTGCATTTCTTCCGGACGGATTTTTGCGGAACCAATATCCATATATTTGTAGACCTGCATGGAATCTGCAGAAATAATCTCACCACCAATTGCTTTTGCAAGACCAATGGAAGCCTTTGTTTTACCGACTGCAGTAGGTCCGGTGAGAATGATTAAAGGTTGTTTTTGCATGATATATCATCCCTTACATTTTTCATATTCGATATTAAACAATACGTTTGAATTTCTTTTCCAGTTCGCGCCTTGACATGGCGATAATGGTGGGTCTCCCATGTGGACAGTGATAAGGATTGTCCAGTGACAGAAGTTCCGTGATCAATGTGTCTACTTCTGCAGCGCTCAATCGCATATTTCCTTTGACAGCTGCCTTACAGGACATAGATGCAATCTTTTCGTCAATCAGATTAGATGGCGCATTTCGGTTGATTTCATCAGACAGACTGTCGATCATCTCCATGAGCAGTTCTTTTTTTGCAATACTGAACAGATTGTCCGGTACAGCGCGGACTGCATAGGAATCCTGCCCGAATTCTTCTATCTCAAAGCCGATCCTTGTGAACTGATCCATATAAAGTCTGAGAAGTTCTGCCTCCTGCATAGACAGATTCAGTATGATTGGCGGACTAATAAGCTGAGAAGTAAACTCCCGTGTCTTCATGCCCTTCAATGTCTGTTCATACAGAACTCTCTCATGAGCTGCATGCTGGTCGATAATATATAAGTTATCATGAAATTCTACCAGCCAGTAGGTATCAAAGACCTGGCCGATAATCTTATGTTCCGCTTTTGCCTGTGGCTCCAGAAGTTTTTCTTCAAAGAAATTGAGCTGCTGTGGCTTTTTCGCAGGAACTTGTTTTGCAGTATAATTTGGCGCCTCTGCGATCTGCGAGCCTTGTGCCTGCACATTTCTTTGTGGTTTATAAGAGTTTTGCACCGGTATATTTTTCTGCGGTTTATAGGAGTCTTGCACCGGTATATCTTTCTGCGGTTTATAGGAGTCCTGCACTGATACATTTTTCTGCGGTTTACAGGAGTCGGTATTGGATAAAGCAGGTGTTGTTTCTTGCTTGTTTTCGTGCAGTGCTTCATGGTAAGAATATACTCTTTTCTTCATCTCATTCATAAAGTATTGCAGCTTTTCATCTTCATTTTGTGGTGACTGCAAAGAGGTTCGCAGCTTTTCGGTATGTTCTGCCTCACTTTTTTTCGGCAGATTCTTCTTCGACTCTTTCGGTTCTTCTGGAAAATTACTTTTACAATCTTTCGGTTCTTCTGGAATTTTTATATCATCCAATGTCACTTCGGGAATCAGCTCCCGTTCATGTAGTCCGTCATCGACAGCTGCAAACAGGGTATTATAAATCTCCTGCTGATTATTAAAACGGACATCCATCTTGGTCGGATGCACATTAACATCTACATGTTCTGTGTCTACATCCAGGTAAAGCACGACAAATGGGTATTTGTGCTGCATAGTAAAATCTTTATATCCGTCTTCAATTGCCTTGGAGATGATACTGCTCTTAATGTATCTTCCATCTACGAAATAATTTTCAAAATTACGGTTGCCGCGGGAAATCAAGGGCTTTCCAAGATATCCGGTAATGTGGATTCCTTTTCTTTCAAAATCTACTTCAATCAGATTCGATGCAATCTCCCGTCCGTATATATGATAGATGACATCCTTCAAATTTCCATTGCCGGAAGTATGAAGTTTAACCTGACCGTTGTTGATAAAACGGAAGGAAACTTCCGGATGAGACAACGCCAGTCTTGTGACCAGGTCTCCGACGTGACTTGCCTCTGTCATAGCAGTTTTTAAAAACTTTCTTCTGGCAGGTGTGTTGTAGAAAAGCTGTCGGATCAAAAATGTCGTGCCATCCGGGGCACCGGCATCTTCAAGTGATTCTTCCTTTCCACCGGCAATCTTATATCGCACGCCAAATTCTGCTTCCTTTGTCTTGGTCAGAAGCTCTACCTGAGAGACCGCTGCAATACTGGAAAGTGCTTCACCGCGGAAACCAAGAGATGAAATGTGTGCAAGATCCTCTGCACTTCGGATCTTACTTGTAGAATGGCGTAAAAATGCAGCACGGACATCTTCTTTATCAATTCCGATTCCGTTGTCAGCGATTCGCATAAATGTAATGCCGCCTTCCTTGATCTCGACAGTTACAGCAGTCGCACCGGCATCAATTGCATTCTCAGCAAGCTCTTTGACTACGGATGCCGGACGTTCTATGACTTCCCCGGCGGCAATTTTATCAATTGTAATCTGGTCTAATACCTGTATCTTACTCATGGTCTACCACCTGTTTTTTAATTTGTTCTGAAGCTGATAAAGGGTATTGAGTGCTTCAATTGGTGTCAGGTTTCCAAGATCAAGCTCTTTTAACTCTTTTAATACGTCATCATCTTTCACTGTATCGAACAATGACATCTGAGCCAGATCCACGTCATCATATTTTTTCGCCTTAGGTTTTGGGGCACCCAAAACAGCAATATCTTTGATCCGGCTTGTAATATCCGTCTGAACCAGTTCTTCTACAATTTCCTTTGCCCGGTCAGTAACAGACTCCGGCACCCCTGCAAGCTTCGCTACCTGGATACCATAACTTTTGTCCGCACCACCTTTGACAATTTTTCTAAGGAAAATGATATCGTCGCCGTTCTCTTTAACAGCAATGCAATAGTTATTCACGTTATCTATTTTGCCTTCCAGCTCGGTCAGCTCGTGGTAATGTGTGGCAAATAAAGTCTTAGCACCAAGAAGTTTGCTGTTACTGATATGTTCGATGACTGCCCAGGCAATGCTGAGCCCGTCAAATGTACTCGTTCCACGGCCGATCTCGTCAAGTATTAAAAGACTCTTGCTAGTGGCATTTCTTAAAATATTTGCGACTTCCGTCATCTCGACCATAAATGTACTCTGACCACTTGCCAGATCATCGGAAGCTCCTACACGGGTAAAGATACGGTCTACCAGACCGATGTCGGCTTTGGAGGCAGGAACAAAAGAACCAATCTGAGCCATCAGAACAATCAGGGCTGTCTGGCGCATGTAGGTAGACTTTCCGGCCATGTTCGGTCCCGTTATAATTGCGATCCGGTCTTTTTTATCGTTCAGATATGTATCATTGGAAATGAACATATCATTTGGAATCATTTTCTCAACTACCGGGTGACGGCCGTCTTTGATGTCAATGACACCTTTTTCATTTATCTTCGGACGCACATAATTATTCTGCTCTGCAACAAGAGCCAGAGAAGCCAGTGTATCAATCTGGGCGATCACTTTGGCAGTTTTCTGGACACGGACAACATCTTTGGCAACACGGCTCCGGATATCACTGTAAAGCTCATACTCCAGAGAATAAAGCTTATCTTCCGCACCGAGAATCGTATCCTCCAGTTCTTTTAATTCCGGAATAATATAACGCTCTGCATTGGCAAGGGTCTGCTTTCTTGTATAATAATCCGGAACCAGATCTTTAAAAGAATTGGTCACTTCCAGATAGTAGCCGAATACTTTATTGTATTTAATCTTTAGATTTTTGATGCCGGTTTTCTCACGCTCGTCACTTTCCAGTTTTGCAAGCCAGTCTTTCCCGTCAGACTTAGCCGAGCGGAGCTTATCGACTTCCGGATTATACCCGTCGCGGATAATACCGCCTTCCTTCATGGCAAGCGGCGGATCTTCTTTGATTGCATCTTTGATCAGTGTGCACAGATCTTCCAGCGTATCTAAATCTTCATAAAGTTCTTTCAAAAGCGGACTTGTCATCTCACTTAAAATATATTTGATATGAGGCAGCATAGAAAGAGAACTTTCAAATGCGATCATATCTCTCGGGTTCGCAGACTGATATGTAATCTTGCTGACCAGACGCTCAAGATCGTAGATTGGCGACAGATATTCCCGGATCTCTTCTCTTGAAATCGCGTTATCTAAAAGCTCATTGAGAGCATCCAGACGTTTTTCAATATCATTTTTCTGAACCAGTGGCTGTTCAATATATTTCCGGAGATTTCTGGCGCCCATAGCGGTTTTCGTCTTATCCAGTACCCAGAGAAGGCTCCCTCTCTTCTGCTTCTCTCTTAAAGTCTCACAAAGTTCAAGATTCCGTCTTGTAGAACTGTCAAGGAGCATATATTTTCCGGCGGCATATGGAATCAAACGCGACATATGGGAAAGAGATGTCTTCTGAGTCTCTTTCAGATAGATCAAAAGGGCTCCGGAAGCAATGATCCCACAGTCATAATCTGCAAGACCAAGACCAGTCAATGATCCGACTTTGAAATGCTCTTTTAATGTATCCTGACAGATCGCATCATCAAAATACCATGGATCCAGTGAATAAATGGTAATTCCAAGGCGGTTCTTCAAATCTTCGATGTTCATGCCGCTCATGAAAAATGCTTCATTACAGATAAGTTCCGACGGCATAAGTTTATAGATTTCGTCAAACAGTTTTTCTTCTGTATTAATCTCCGTAACAAAATAATCGCCGGTCGTAACATCAGCGACAGACAACCCAAAACGATCTTCCATGTAGACAACACACATAATGTAGTTGTTCTTTGTCTCGTCTAATGCCTGCATATCCAGGTTCGTTCCAGGTGTGGCAATCCGGACAACCTCACGTTTGACAATTCCTTTTGCAGTTGCTGGATCTTCCATCTGTTCGCAGATGGCGACCTTGTAACCTTTAGATACGAGCCGGTTCAGATAACCGTCTACTGCATGGAACGGGACACCGCACATCGGTGCACGTTCTTCCAGTCCACAGTTTTTTCCGGTAAGGGTGATGTCCAGTTCTTTTGATGCTACCAGTGCATCATCAAAGAACATCTCATAGAAATCTCCCAGTCTATAAAATAAAATGCAGTCTTTGTATTCTTCTTTTGTTTTCATATACTGCTGCATCATAGGTGTTAATTCAGCCACTTTTTTATCTCCTCTTGTGTAATACTTGTGAATTCAGGAATGCCATTGGCAATCTCGAAACTTCGGCATCTTTATATTATAACATCTCATCCTGTTTCATGAAAGACGAAATTTTAGACAAACAGGAAAAGATTAGTTATCACTACCTGCCACATGTTTATCAAATATCAAAACGGATGATGTAACACTACCAAATGCGGTAATGTGGCATTGGTTCTCTATAGAACCAATGAAGCAGATATCCGGACAGAAGGATACCCATAGTACATAAAAAAGAAAAAATAAGCGCAAAGGGAAGGCAAATCTGCCCCCATAACTGCAATGGCATATCCGAATAATCCCAAACTGCCAGGTGATACCATTTGTTTACGATAATTCCAGTGATAAATTCCATACTCACAACAAAGATCGTACAACGTGTAATCTGTCTTGGCAGAGCATCCTGCCATTCTGTCAGCCGTCCCTGCCATGTAAAAAACTGCATACACAGTCCGCCAAGCATGAACATACTTATATGTGAAAAACCGCGAAATAAGACTTCAATCCCATAATAAATACATCCTCCGACAGCCCATAGTACAAGATATTCACTTACATTTTTTAAATAAATATTTTTCTTTGATAAGCTATTCTTCATGTAAAAACGCCCTCACTATCTGTTCTTACAAAATAGTGTGAGCGTTTTCTACTCGTTTTATCAATAGCATCACTGGTATATTTTTCTATACCTGTTCTCCAATATAATAGAAGCCTTTACATTGATCCAGCTTCACATTGACATAATCGCCGATCATAGATGCATCTCCCTGGAAATGAACAAGAATGTTATTGCTGAGTCGTCCGGTCACCATATGGTCATCATGGTCACTGACAGATTCGACCAGCACTTCCTGAATGGTTCCTTCGTGTACAGCACATACCTCTGCTGCAATTGTCTGAACTTCTTTCAGGAGACGGTCAAAACGATCTTTTACAACATCCTCCGGAACCTGATCTTCCATTGTGGCAGCAGGTGTTCCGGTTCTCTTGGAGTAGATAAATGTAAATGCACTGTCGTATCGTACTTTTCTTACAATATCTAAAGTTTCCAGGAAGTCCTCTTCTGTCTCACCAGGAAATCCGACAATAATATCTGTTGTCAGAGAGATATCCGGCACAGCGGCACGGATTTTATCTACCAGTTCCAGATATTGTTCTTTTGTATAATGGCGGTTCATCTTCTTTAAAATACGACTGCTTCCGGATTGTACGGGAAGATGAAGGTGTTTACAGATTTTTTTACTCTTACCCATCACTTCAATCAATTCATCAGAAAGATCTTTTGGGTGGGAAGTCATAAAGCGGATTCGATGAAGTCCCTCAATCTGCTCGATTTTTTGTAGTAGTTCTGCAAAGGACAACGGTTCTTCCAAGTTCTTTCCGTAAGAATTTACATTTTGTCCAAGAAGCATAACTTCTGTAACACCATCAGCTACAAGACGTTCGATTTCCCGCACAATTGCTTCTGGTTTACGACTTCTCTCACGTCCTCTTACATATGGCACGATACAGTAACTACAGAAATTATTGCAGCCAAACATAATGTTGACTCCGGATTTAAAGGAATATTTCCTGTCGTTTGGAAGATCTTCGACAATCTTATCAGTATCTTTCCAGATATCAATGACCATGCGGCCACTTTCGTAAACTGCAGTAATTAGTTCCGCAAATTTATAAATGTTATGTGTGCCGAAAATAAGATCTACGAAGCGATAGCTTGTACGAAGTTTTTCTACAACTTCCGGTTCCTGCATCATACAGCCGCACAAGGCAATCTTCATATGTGAATTTTTCTTTTTATGTGACTTTAACTGGCCAAGGCGTCCGTAAACTCTCGTATTCGCATTTTCCCGGACAGTACATGTATTAAAGATTACAAAATCTGCCTCTTCTTCAGACGCTTCTTCGTAGCCTATTTCAAGTAGAATTCCACGTAATTTTTCCGAATCGCGAGCGTTCATCTGACACCCAAAGGTTGTGATATGCGCGAAAAGTGGACGTCCTAGTTTTTCTGATTCTCTTCTGACATATTCTTTCGCTTTTTTTATAAAATAATACTGTCTCTCAGGTTCAGTTGTTGGCGCTTCTTGAGTTATATCAATATCGTCGATGTCTCTATATGTATTCATTCTTTTAATTAACGCAAGATACTCCCACTTCAAACACTGTTAAGTGGTGAGAGGAATGCGTTTCTCCTTTCTGTTAAATATCCTTTACTAGCTTCTAAAAGCTTGAGTTTCTTACAGCTGATACTTCCTTTGTTGACTTTCTCACCGCTGAGAGTGCGAATGTCAAAGAAACCGGAAGCTCGTCTTCCGAAGATGAAATACTCTTTACGATTGTAATTCACCTTATCAAACAGTCTATAGCCTTTTACTAGATAGGCTGCTTGATTGCGTTTCTTACGACCGCCTTTCAGAATGTTGAATTTATGAATCTGACGGTTGTGTCTGCGTCGTTTCTTAAGGAAGTAGACAGTATTATCAGATGTTGCTAACGGATTTCCACTGATACATCTTGCATCGATGAAATGAGTCTTAGCAAGACCGTTAGAAATCCGAATATCTTTTGTAATATAGCCATACGTTAGCGATACGTCAGGATAGAGCGATTTTAACTGATTGTAAAAGCCCCATCTCATGATGCCCATAAACGTAGCATCGTTAAACTTCATGCCTCGCTTTATCTTGGCTGGCAGTTTAACAGTACCATGATGGTAACCGTTATGACATGTTTTACAGAGAGTAATCAGATTGTTAGGAGCATTTCCTCCGGTCTTCCTGCTCTCGATATGGTGCACCTGTAAGACTGGGTCTTTAGACTTGCCCTTACAGCATTGGCATATGTGACTATCCCTGAACAGTACGTATTCCCGTACATTCTTCCAGTCCAGAAGTTCCCCGTTTTGATAGTCCGTAGACGTAATCAAAGGGTTCTTGATTTTCTGGATGTCAAAAGATGCGACTTCTACGATTATTTTTGAGATTGGAAGCAACTTATGAACAAAACGCACAGCTTCAAGATGACAATTGACTTTATGCTGAATGCTTGGAGCCAACCATTTGTCGTTTCGCTTTCTGTTATCAAAGCGAGCTTTGCGGTAGCGTGTCTTACGTGACCGTCTGGCTCGACGCATTTGTCTGCGTGTAGCGAGTAAGTCAACGATATCATTACGGAGTTCAATATCGGCTTCGTAAAGCACTTTGCTTTCAGTCGTAGCAGATACACCGATGTGTTTGCTGCCAGCATCTATACCGAGTGTAACTGGTTGTGTCTTACAGTCAGTATCATACTGTAATTGGATGGTAAACGGACAGCGTCTTACTACTTTTGCTTTCTGACTGTTTAACAGTCTTCTTACAAAGCCACAACGATGTGTAGGCATGAGAGGCTGTCCATTTTTGCTTAATACATAAACCAACATTCGTTAATGGCTCCTTTCTTAATGAGTTAAATGAGCGTGTTTAAATGTGGTAAGCCAGCACACGCTCGGAAGCTGTAAGCAACCTTCGCTAATGTTAATAAGAGGTTTTGTGTACGCAACACCGTTCCTACCCATTAGAACTGTTTAATTACATACCGTAGAGCTGAGAGCTAGGTTGAACACTCTCAGGTACCTGTATATTCTCTTTTAACGTAGTATCTCTTACGGAGATACTGAAGCTAGTCAATAAGGGTTTTTACAAGCTCCAACTTCATAACACAAAGTGTTTAAGTCGTGGGTTATTGACTTTAAAAGTCCCTTTCGTAAAAAACATAATTAACTCAGATTATTATACTTTAGGAAATTTGATTTTTCAATGGATATTCGAGAAATGATGATTTTATAGAACTAAATAGCAATATAAAAATATTAAATTCTAAAAATGACAATGGTCATGCACTTAAAGTGTTTAATGCATCCGAAAATCTCGCATATGGGTGCTGGGATGATGGTTTGTATCGTTATGGCGGTTACTATGGCAACGGCGCGCCATCTGACTGGGCTGGCATTATGTTGGTGTCTACAATCTACATTAATGGAGAAGTCAACGGCTATCTTAAAGTTGCATGGGATATGAGCATGACCCAGTACATCATGAAAAACAACAAGGACGGATCCGTGGCTCATAGTTGGAAACAACTTTAATTAATTACAAGTATCCCGGATGCATGATATGTAGCATATCCATCGTATCCGGTACTTCCCATCCATACAGACCCATCTTTGTAAAAGGAAAAGATATCTTCGCCTACCGGATATCCAGCAACATTTATATGACCGAAAGAATGTTGGTCAAACGGTAGGGTGAATGGGATTTTTACGCCCTGATCTCTTCGGTTACTTGCACTTTGGTTATTTATGTTTTGAAAAATGTTAAACCATAGTAAGTTATTTCCGAGTTGTTTATAACTAAAAATCCAACCAGATAAATCAATGACAGCGTAATCACCAGCCATCATTTTGCTATTTAATTGTACAAGGAATACTTCCTGGAGATTTTACCCTCCAAGAAGTAAAAATTATGAATACGACATCTACAGTCCGAGCAAAGCTCTCCATGTATTCTTTCCAACAATACCGTCGGCACTGAGCCCATGCGCTCTCTGGAATGCGATTACTGCTGCGCGTGTTCCACCGCCAAAGATTCCATCTACTTTGCCACAATTGAATCCAAGACTGTTCAATCTCTCCTGAATCAATCTCGTGATATTTCCCCTTGCTCCTTTTCTACAGGTCGGGCAACCTGTGAGAGTGTTCTTTCCTGGAATGCCATCAACTTTCTGATTAGAAAACCCTTGAGTATTACACGCTGTCTGTAATCTACGCACCCAGTCATTTCCAGTAGATGTCGCTGGTTTTGCCACTGGTGTTGCCACAGGCGCACTTCCACTTGAAGTCGTGCCAGCTACCGTTTTCCCAGCAATAGCAGACGCAATCGCATCTCCACACTTATCAGCATTCCAGTGCGATGCATCGTTCTGACTGTCCACGAAACAACATTCTATAAGAATTGCTGGAGAATGTGTTTTTCTAAGAACATACAGATTGTGCGTGTATTTTACTCCCCTGTTCGGGATTCCGAGCGTTGCAGAGATATTTGCGCAAATAGCTGCTGCAATATCCTCGGTCTTTTCACCATAACACCATACTTCAACGCCTTTTCCACCACCAGCATTCAAATGGATGGATACATCCAAATCTACGGCATGTGCATTGCATTTTGCGACAATACTGGCAAGGTTGCGTCCCTGAGTCTTTCCGGCATCGTCCGTACAATCATAGACGGTATGTCCTGCTGACTGCAATGCAGAAATAACTCTGTTCTTAACTTTTCTGTCCTCGTTTACCTCATCAAGATAACCGGACGCTCCACGGCATACCAAAGAGTGTCCACCATGTACATTATATGTTGACCTATCCTTTTACCTCCTGCTCTGCTTCTTTAATCTCTTCTTCTGTAGGTTCTACATTTTCATCAAGTTCTGTTCCTACTACTTCTTTTTCGTCCATGTTTTACTCCTTTCCTGTGCGATGTCGCACACTATATAATATGTAAGAGGACGATTACTCGCCCTCAACCTCCGGTAATCCTGCTACACTTGTCAGCAAGGATAAAATTCCTGCCAGGACTGATGCTGAGACTACAAGTTTTGCATCGACCTGACCGAGTGCTGTTGCTGTTCCGATTGTAGCGACTGCAGTCTGTGCTACCGTTTTGATCGCTCTGACTGCAGCTTTCTTAGCCCACTTCTTTGTATCTACAGATACTTTAAATACGCAATTTTTAAACATCATTAATCCTCTCCTTCATGGGGTGGCTCTGTAGGCAGCTCCATAAGCGCATGATACATTTGCGTGCCTACACCATTCCCTTTTAATGTGTGATATTGTTTATATTCGTCTTCCAGTGATTGTTTAACATACAAAGGGCAATATCCGTAATCGTCGTGATACTTATTGTAAAGGCGTATTAAATCCGCTCTAAGCAAAGCGCGTATTCCTTTTCGCATAGCAATCACCTGATAATATATGTATGCGATAGCTGACACAACGAACGATAATAATGCCCAATTTTCTGATAAAAACTTGATCATGTGCGTCCTTTCCTTACTTTATGGTATAAAAATAAGACCACTAGGGTCTTGCTCTAATCTCCATACAATCATCCTTATTTTTCCAACTCTGCTTTGATTGCTTCCAAATCATCGACTGTCAGTGCCGGATAATCTGCTGCGATGTCCTCAATGTTTTCTCCATTTTCAATGCGGATTCTAAATGCTCTTACCATGATTTTCATTTTCAGTGTGTTTAAAGTTTTCATTATTCTTGTCCTCCTATTAGATCTGCCATCATCAGTATAATATCGTCTGACGTGGACTTCAGCTCGTCTGTTGTTGTTTCTAGGTTACTGATTCTTTCTTCCGGTGTCGGCTCTGGCGTTGGGTAAATCGGGTCGTCCACAAGCTTCCACACCTGCGTAATCTCTGTCTCTCCCTCCACCCACTCCGATTCCCAGTGCTTACCCTCTGTTACCTCGATGGGCATATCTGTGTACACCACAGGCTTGTAGCCTAGCTGTTCCAGTTCTTCCGGTAATGGGTTGTTGATAGTCTTGCCATCCAAAGTTATCGTTTTGGGTGCACTGCGCAAGAATCCGTTTTGTAGTTTTGCGTGCATTTTTAATCACCTCGCTTTCTATGCTATGCGATAGAACAAAAGAAAACCTTTTTGATCGGAGTATTGACTTGTTCTGACATACCTTGTTCCCTCTGGCATATCTACTGTCTGAACCTGTATGTGATTCCATAAGTTATATTCAAGCTTCGAGATGTAAGTTTTGTCAGAATCATAGAAATATACAGTTCTAAGTGCTCCATAGTTAATCACAGGCACTTCCATAGCATATGTATACTCTGGATAAATATCTACCCAAGAAGTTATAGATGTATTTTGGTGTTCGCTTTCTACCCCATCTTTGATCCACATGTTTTCAATCCAGCGGTAAAAAAGATTTTCTCCTATTTTCTGTTTTTCCGTCTCTGCATTAAGCAACCTACGCCTTAAGCTGTGCTGACTGACTGACTGACTGACTGACTGACAAGATTTTGTGTTAATTTGTGTTTCATGTCAACTTACCTCCCGTAGATTTCTATTGTGCCAGATGTAAACATACAGTTATCTATAACATATAATCTAATTTTAGAAATGTTTTCCGGTGTAAACGTATTTGGAATTATGCTCATCCTATACATCTGTGTCGATGCAGCATTAAGTCCATATGTCCCATGATTATTTCCCGTTCTTATCCATGTTTTTCCAACTTTCTTTATATGCTGAATACTGTTTTGTGCATTTGTGGATAATTCACCGTTAATTCCGTTAAGATTATTTACAGTTCCGATAACGATAATTAACTGCGAATTAACTGTTGATTTTAGGTTTTCGCAAAACAAATATAACTCTGTACAGGCTTTACTTAATTGTATTTCCACAGCTCTTGTTTCTTCCGTTATGTTTGCAGTTGCAACAAGTTCGAACTCTTCATTCATCGCACTTTCCACCTCACTTCCTAATGTTCTTCGTCTTTCCATATCAGTTCACACTCCAATTCTGGCTAGTTAACAGCCCCTCTAAAATTGATACCTCGTAGACCTTGTTGCTCTCTACCGAAAAGTTACCGATATTTACATTGGATGGATGTACTACTCTTGTAGCCGTCGCACCAGATTTGAATATAAAATGTACCTCACCTGTGCCCTCTCCGATGGTGTAGGTAAGTGACTCCATCTCCGGGAATACATAGAGCTTGTTAGGCTCTAAGATTACCGTGGTATCTGTAGCCAGCTTCTCGATACGCTCTATACCACCTGTCTCTATGGTGATGGCAACAGCTTCGTTTCCATCATAGGTGTGGGTTTGGTTGCCGTAGGTTATGGTTAGGGCTTGTGGGTTTGGGAGTTTTTTAGGAATGTTGATTGGATTTTTTGTCATATATTCCTCGACTGCACTTGATACCTTTTCCTGTGGGATTTCTGTTACATTATCTAGGCGAGTTAGGATTTGCTCGATGATGTCCGGATTTTCAGCAACAACAGATTCGGTTGTTTCAAGTCCCTCTAATACTGGGAGACTCGCCAATGATGTATTAAATTCTTTCAGCACATTGCCAGAAGCGTCCTTTTTCTTAAGGCAGACAATGAATTTTGTGTTTCCCTTATACATACATGCCACACGTCCAACCGTCCATGTGAATACGATATTTTCACCGGATATTTCGCTATCATCCACAGCGTATGTATCACCGACATTATTTGCATTCATGTAGTTGATGCGAATAGCGAATTCCGACAGGTCAAGTCCTTTATAGGTTTTCGGCATCTGGAAATGTAATGTTTGCACATTTTCATCTGATTCAACACCAAGAAGAGTGATGCTTGCCGGTATAATTATAGTTCTAAGGTCATTATCAATAACAACCACATCGTTAATCCCTGTGTCATTTACTTGAGCTACCATTAACGCTTCTTCTGTTGTCATGATTGCATCACCTCCACTTTATTTGTTGTAATTCTATAACCTCCTTTTGCTCCAATAATGCGAATGCCCCATAACACGCCATCAGTAACCACAGATGGAACTTTGCAACTGTTCTGAATAATGGGTACTGATTCTCGCAATTCTCCCAACACATCGTAAAACTCAGCTGCTTTTGCGCATCCTTTCCAGCCATCAGAAAAAGATAATTGCACTTCAAGATACTCAGAACTTCCTATTGCAATACCGCTAAAATCACATCCAGGCGCTTTTAAAATTTTTTGCTCATCAACGCAAAACTTCAATACTCTCATGCGCTACCTCCATTTATAGTGTGGTATATCTTCGCCCCACAATATATGTCGAATCCAATCATCTAGCACAACTGCGACAGCTGATAAGAAAAACCATATTGCAGTAAATGGTAAGCATATCTGCCCCAGTAAATTGAAAGGCATATTGCTGTAGTCCCATACATGCCAACCAAGCCATAGATTTACAATGCAACCACATGTAAACTCCAATGCAGTGATTACAAGCGCACCTATCAACATCTGTTTCACTAATGGCATCTTTTTGTACTTTTCGTTGATACAACCAATCAAAAAGAACGCCAGTCCACCGACAATAAACATTGACCAGTGAGTGCGTCCTCTTACGGTTAATTCGATTAATACATATAACAGACCACCAATTCCAAATAGAATTAATGGTCTTAATTGCTTCATGATTTCTGAGCCAACATTGCTTTCAGTGGCTCTGACTGATAGGCTTCTGGAATATCCATGCCGTAGGCAACCTGTTCAACCTCTTCTTTGCTTTCCAGAGAACGAATGTAAATGCGGAGGTCGCGGAAATAAGTCACGTGCCATGTTACATAGGATAGTGCATACGAAGTGATTTTTGCCATATCTGCATTGCTGTAGAATTTGCAGTGTTCATCTTCATCAGAAGTATGCCAAGGAATATTCTCAGCTCCGATTGCGACCTGAGCCTGTAATCCAACAAGGCTAGTCTGGTCATGGTCGGTTAATGAAAAATGCTCCACAGAGCCATCAGACAGAGTGACATCAACGCCACTTTGAATAGCATCTTGCTGAGCTTTATTCATCTCTGCAACTTTAGCTTCTTTCACTTCATCAAGTGTCGGTTCAGGCTCAGGTATTGGCTCAGGTTCAACAGGCTCAACATACACGCTTCCATCGTTGGAAAGAATGTAGCTGTCCTCATTCTCTTTGTACAAGGTCTTGAATCCATCATACTTTCCAAAGACGCTTCCAGCATCGTTCAACAGGTGGAAACCGGACAAGTTCACCTCTGCACCGGAAATCTGAATCAGATGCTCTCCTAGTTTCTTCACAGACGCTTCTACCGTGTCTGTATTATCAAGAAATAACACATGCATAGGTTATTCCTCCTTTCAATAAAATAAGAGCCACAAGGCTCAAATAAATGGTTTACAGTTACTTAACTAAATAGCAATAGAATCAAACGTCCAGATTTTTCTAATGTTAAAAGAATAAGCTGGAACGGAACAACACAGAGCTATACAATCACGGAAGACTGCTACATAAATGTATGCGATGCGCATAGCAAAACGTATGGATATGGGTGCGAATTAAGAATTAATTCTGTTTTTCTTGTCCATACTACCGGAAACGATTCAAGTGCATGGCAATCTACATTTGTGATGGCATCAAAAGGAGACGTTCTTACCTGCAACAACTATTTTGTCGGTGATATTGATATTATCGGTACAAAATAATTACTTCCATGTTCCAAAGCAACGCCAAAAAATCGTAATTGTTTCACTTGCGGATTTGTTTGAAGAATATATCCATGCTTGAAATAATTCTGTACCAAGCCCATTTTGTGGAATTGAAATCCAAGGAGCACATGATCCGGCTGCTGTTGCTATAACTGAAACCCAGGTTTTGGATTCCATTGGGAGGGGAACATTAACTCTTCCACCACAATAATAATTCCAATTATCTGGAGTTTGCATATCTATATTATCAAAACGCTTACTTCCCCACATTTCAAGTGTGCCATCAGCGTATTTGCGATAATATCCATTATCATTATGACCAGATTTAATTATGCTATTGCTATTTAGTTCTTTAACTACCTGCGCGTCAACAAAAAATCCAGGCTCTGTTACAAGGTCGATTTCATCCAAAGTTACCAGCTTATTCGTATAGATATTATTGATTGCCTCACGTTCCTCAATAATCTCTTTTGCCCCGTATTGACTTCCGACTTGCTTATACGCTGTTGAATCCTGTAATGATATTGTTCCATCAGAATTATTAATCTGCGTATATTTTCTTCTATCATTCGAATCTGCCAATATATCATCCTTGAAATTCGTACTTAACGGATTGTATGTTGCCATCTTTATTCCTCCCTATATTCTAAGACAAGACATTTGCCCTAGTTTAAATCCTAATCTACGCTTTATAGCTTCTTGCCGATTAAAGCCATCATATAGCTTCAAACATGCGCTTTCCAAACGGTTGAAATCCTCAAAAGTCGGAGTTCTGTTATTTGCGTACCAGTTTTTATTCTCACCCTCGTAAAATGCATAAGTGTTATCCTTGAGAGATTCAAGATTATCTTCCATAGCATTAAATTCTTCTGCATATGGGAAATCTGAATACCCCTCTTTGTCTGAACCCATTTCAGTGAATGGGAAATTGATATACAGCTTAAGCGCCTGTTCTCGGAGGTAAGATATGTTGTTTTTAATTCGGTTGTAATCCTCAAAATTAAAATAGTCAGTTGGAAGCCAATCTGTTTTTGGTTCTTGCCACACTTTCTTTCCTCCTTGTAATTAATCCACCACCAAGTAATCCGGCATTGAATGTAATCTGCGATTCCTCAACGATTGTTTTCAAATCAGGGTCATACTTATTTTCCTGTCCAATCGTGTCACCACAATCAATTGCTGGCTCTCCACGGTAATCAAGCTCGTATTGGATTCCAGACGCAAAGTAATCAGCCAGCCACGCTGTTACATGCTTACCGTGTTCAGCATTGGATATTAATGGATTCTGCCATTCTTTATCCGTTCCACGGTTATTTATCGTCTGAACTGTATATGCAGTAGATACGTTGTATTTATAGCCTTTCACAGCTATCTTAATTTCTTCACCTACCGATACACCGGAGATTGCAAGCTCAACGTAGTATGCGCCAGAAGATTTGATTTCTATGGATTGTCCACTCTTAGCTTCTTCAATAATTGCCCTGTAGCCATAACATGCATCTGTCATGTAGTAGATGGCGTTATTACCATCGTACACGAGTGTTTCTGACGTAAGGTCATCTTCCACATTTGATTTTGAATAAAGGTATCTTGCAACCTTAACATTCTTGATTTTATCAAGTTGTGTTCCGACCGGCGTGGAGTATAAATCATCGTATTCAAGCTTATACGCTGTCTCAGAACCAAGCGAAATATAATTCACATGAATACGGTTATGTGGCTCTGTTTCCACAAACTCAATCTCGATTTTGTCATACTCAGCAAAATCGTATTGAAGCTCAAAGTTCTCAGCGATTCCAGACTGAATTGTGACCGTATCATGCAGTACATTGTCTGAGTAGGTCCGTATCACGAATTTCTTCGGAAGATTCTTTCCAAACTCAATATAGATTCCGTATGCTTTATACTTCGCTTCTAGCGTTCGTGTAATGATTGGGTTTTCAGCAAATAATCCATTCTCGTCACTCACGGCCAAACTAACATATCCAGCATTTTGCGCACCGGACTTTGGAAGAAATATCATATGTCCATCAGCCAGCCACCGATTATTCTCATAGGTCGCATAATCTGTTTTTACTGTCTGAGTATCAATACTCGATACATCGGAATAATTCGTTGCTCCATTAGAAGTTGTTTCACACTCTGGCCGGAATAACGAATGAATACGAATGCGTCCGTATCTATCATAGTCAAGAACACATCTTCCGGCGTTTGCAATAATCTGTAATGCCTCTTTGTGTCGGACATTCGGAAGTGGATTATAAACAGTAATTTTTTTCAAATATGTGTCCAAATAATAATCTTCCTGTGCAACTCCTGCATCTTCCAGTACAAGAACCGCTAAATCATACAAGGTAATTCCAGCTTCGTAATACTGACCTTTGTAGTAATCATCACTGAGGAATTTTAGTACATCGACAGCCTTAATCGTTGCTTTTTCATCTGATGCGCTCCATTCGTACACATAGAGAGAGTGCATCTGCAACCATTCCACTTTTCCATTATCCAGCATATAACCCATTACAACGTCCATTCGCTGTCCGCTTTCCAAGAAGTTGATCTCAGATGCCGGATTATCTACGTTGAATATCTGTTCATCATTATTAAGTGTTATGCTAAACTCTGATTCCGGTAAATCATCATTGATTGCAGATAAGCTTGTCTTACTATTTGCTTCTAAAATCCATTCATCGTCATATTCAAGTCCAAGTCCGAACTGAATATAATCAATTCTGACGCGATTATTTGGAACGCTCATTTCTGTAACAACCAATTCGATAGACGCCGTATTGCTGAATACAGTGTCTGTTTTAAACACCTGAGCATTATTTTCAAATTCAACCGATGTTCCGTCATCAGTCATTGCAGCAAACTTAGTTGGATAATTCTCACCAAATTGAATAGTCAATCCTTTAATATCGGATTTTCCATATCCAAATATGAACTTTATATGCAATTCATTGTTGAATAAGCTCGTACATGTGTATCCATCTTTCCGGTAGGAAGCGTTATCTTTTGGCAGGAAATACATGGTGCCGTCTGCTCGAAACATATTCTGTTCATAAGTTGCATATCGTTTGACTGTATGCTGATTGAATAATGTACTCGGGTCTGAGAAACCGTTATAATCCGTATTTTCCAATGATGCAGATTGCTGTGCTTCTTGATTAATCAATCCAAGTTGTACTTTCATGAAAGACCGTTCACGGATTGGACGCTTCATGGAATCTTTATACTCTTGAGATGTCTGATACATGTCTACCACCCCGAATCAATAATATTGACTTTGCAATTAATGTATGCAATCGGAATACCATTTTTATCGTATTTGAACACATCTGCCGACCTATCACCTGGATACATCGTAAGGGTTCGCCAACAGTTATTGACCATATCCCAAAATTGCACACTGGAAAAGAAATGCTTATCAAATTCCTGTAGCATACTCGACCATGTTTCGGCATCAAGATACGGCCACTCAAGGTTGTTGATTTTATAATTGTCTCTGCCAATCTTCTGCCCTACAACCTTGTTGTTCGCATTTCTAGCAGCATCAACGGCCGTTGTTACTATCATGTTGGGATAGCGTTTTGGTGCCGGAAAAGGCTTTCCATTCACCCTTATAAAATTGGATATATGTCTTGCTGCCCTTTCCTACACCTCCTAAGCTGGACTAAAAGAAAAGCCCGTATTGCTACGTGCTCTTGAAATCTGTTTGTCTACTCGTTTACTATCCATATTTACGCTGACTTCTTTCTTGAGAAGCGCTTTCTGATTTGCAATCACTTCTCTTAGAAGCATATTTGTTTCATCGTTTGCATGTTCAACACCAGCACTGATTCCAGAAATAATCTGGTTATTATTGGCTACTACATGCTGATTTCCGATGTTTCCAATGTACTCAGAACCAAATCCGTTTTCATTGGCTACATATATTTCACCACTCTTCGGAATTCCACCATTTTCGTATCCCTTGTATCCTCTAGCTGTCCAACCGTTATACAAGCTTCCATATCTCTTTACCGTGTAATTGATTGCAGCAATCATATTTGATAACGGGTCGTAGATATTGGTATTGTATCCAGCCATCGCATTCGCATGGAATGTTGGGTCAATGACCTGCATCAGTCCTTTTGATGGTGTACCACGCTTTGCATTGATATCCCAGTTATTAATCGCATTCGGATTTCCACCGGACTCATGTTGCATCTGAGTAAGTAATGCATTCAAATTTGATTCGCTGAACTGATTTGTAAGCTCAAGAGCTTTCTTTGCCAGCTCTCGCCACTGTTCTACACCAGCACTTGCCTTGTAATCAACCTTTGGAATTAGGACACTGAATACGCCTTTGATTTTATTCAAAATCGCATCGAATGTCTTATCAATCATTCCTTTGCCAATAGATCGGAAGAGCGTCGTGTAGGGAAA